ACACCTCAGTCGCGGTCATATATTCAAAGCCTTAGGCACCACCATAACGTATTAATTCACCGTTATCAGTACCAACATTACCAAAGTAAAGAACTCGGTCTTGAATACCACCAACGGCATCAAGTTCAACCCATGAATCCACGTCTACGTTAAACTTTGTTTGCAGGTCTTGTAGCAATGCCTGTAAGCTAGTGTTTGCTGAGATTGTGTAGTCCAGTGTAATAAGGTTGTCATCTTTAACTCGTAGGCTAAACGGTGCGTTGTTAAATGCTTTTTTAACAAAATCCATCAAGTTTATCTGCTTGTAAACAGTTTCCTTAGTGATGATTTGCTTACCTAATTCATATATGGCAGCGTTGATAGCTGAAACGTTGACATACCCACTGTTTCTATCTGAACTAGCACTTAATACTTTCATTAAGTAGTAGTGATTTGAAACGTCATCGTAATACATGATGTAATCACGTGTGCCGATACTAGTTCCTAATTCAGTTGCTTCAATATTAAGAGTCAGCGTGTGATTCCATTGCTTAGCATTACCCTGTTTGTCAACTTGGTTAAATGCAACGGATAATAAGTTTGTTGGGGTATTTGAGTTTTCAGTAGCGATTTGTTGTACAACTGTATCACCAAAGAAAGCTGTGTTCCCTTGTCCGTTACTCAGGCTTAACCGACCTTTCACTTGTAGACTTTCGTTTAATACTATATAAGACATTGTATTTTTCCTTTCATATATGTTATTATATGTACTAAATAGCTTTTCGCTATTTACTAATTTCTATTTCATCGCTGGTCGATAGGTATATTTAACCTTAGCTTTGTCCGCTGTTGGGAAGAATCGGATGTTATCCTGAACTCCACCTTTAAGCAGCGGATACGTACTTGCTGGACTTATATATCTATTGGCTAATGCCCCATTGATGTAAACGTTTTCTGTTGCTGTGTCAATCGTAGCTGAATCACCTGCATGGATGATTGTATGCTTTTTTCTGATTGCATCAGCAGTTGTTATTGCTTTTATCCATAATGTACTGATGAATAAGAAATTATCAGTGTATGGCTTGACAAATTCGTAAGATGCTGGTTTGTCATCCTTTGCAGGAATCGTTTTAGTAATCTTATCTTCGTGGATTGGTGTCTTACCAAAGAAGTAAGCTATCTGAGCAATCTCAGAATCAAACCCGCTAGGGATATTAAAGCTCGTATCTAACACAAGATTGTCGGTTTGTAAACCATTATCTCCAATCTGATACACCTTAATTTCTAATTCATCCCCAATCTTCTTGACTTGAAAATTACCCCAGAACTTTGTCAATGCGCTTGTGTCATTGTAATCATGCTCAACGCTTTGGCTTGTTACATATCCCGGTTGATTAACTCGGTTCTTACCTTTATCCCAGTTGTTACCTTTTTGTCTGTCTGTGGTACGCCATTCCCAACCGTTACCATATCCCGGACGAGGTGTTCCTGTATTATGCCACTTTTCCCAAACCAACGATTCACCTTGTGCGCTGTTCCAAACCTGAGTCCATCGGTAATAATCCTGTGTTGATTTATTCCAAATGTTGGGTGAGTTAGGAACTGTTTCAGCAGTTACTCGGTCGATTTCAACTTCCTTTGAGTAAACCTGCGCACCGATAGCCTTACCACTAGAATCACGCGGTGTCTTCCATTTTTCAACTGTTCGTGTATAATGAACCCACTTAACCGCATTTGGCAAATATCTTGAATCATGTCCGTCATACAAATTCTGAGTGAAATCTAAACTAACTTGTCTATCAATGGTTAGTGTTGGTTGGTCGATGTTGCTTGTCAAAGTAATGTCAAATCCGGGTTTTTGATTAACTAACGCTTGTGCGAAAGCTGTGTTACCAGTTCCCCAGTAACCAAAACCATTTTTCAAGTTGACTTCTTCTTCTTCGACCGTCTTACCAAACTTGATGTAAACGTAAGTTAATCCGCCTCCACCCCAATCTTGAATTCCAAAACGACCAATCTTATGACCGTCTTTTCCGATTAGGTACGCTTCAACTCGACCCATAGCACGACTGTAATACTTGTTGTGTGCCATTCTTGTTGATACTTCCCAATCTTTTGTTCCACCCAAAGTAAACTTGTTACCCAGTAATAGGTTCCCAAATGCAGTGGATGCACCTGTATAGTCCTTTGGTGCAGTCCAGTATGCTTGGTTCTTAATAGCCCAACCTGAATAAGGTGCCACAACTCCATCAGGTGTTACATCAGCGTTTGCTAAAGCCCACGGAATTGTATCCGTGTTTGTCACTTTGGTAAACGTTGCTGGGTCTTCCATTGGGTCTGTGTAAACAATTGGCATTAAGTCTTTGATTTCACCGTCATCAGGGAATCCCACGAAAACATTTTCCCCTCGTGAGTTAGTATAACCAAAGTTATTTGAATCCTTATTAAATGTGAATTGATAAACTGGATGAGTCACATCGTTTCCTGATGGAACAATTGACATTGTGTTCTGATTATCAGCATCTCCTACAACGGATTGTAAATATCCATGTGGGTCTGATGCAGTAAATTGTAATGTTAGGGATGCGTACCATGAACCTGTACCGATGTATTGAGGTTCTGGCAAAGCTGAGAAGTGTCCGTAATAAGTTCTTTCAGGGAACTGTCCGAAACGGATAGGAACTTCTACCTTACTTACTTGAATCAGTGCATTACTCAAAGATTCAACCTTTTTCTGGAACTCATCAGCATCATCTGCTATGATTGTTGCAGGTATATTAAATACTTTTGAACCAAAGTTTGTTCCTAAGTAGCGACTACCGTACATACCTGATACGTTTTGTGTTATATCAGACATGCTAGGGGCGATTGGTAATGTAACATGACCTACAACAATACCTAAATCCTTACTAGATATACCAATCTTTCCAGTGTCGTAATCACGACCAATAACGAACTCATCAATTGCAGGTTCAGGATATAACACTTGACGTATTTCTTCATCAAGTGCGTTTAACTCTTTAGCTCCCTCTGATGGTTCTTTGTAATCCAATTCAGGCGGATTCTCTTGTGTGTTGCTAGTGTCGTTTGAAAAGTTAATATCAGGCGCATTAACATCATCGTTTGGAATCATTTCGTTTGTTATGTCTGTTGCCATTGATTACCATTCTCCTTTATCTTTTTTTGCGTTCAACGCTTATATGTACGCGAAGAAAATCTCCGCTTATACGATACCCATACTTAGCGTATCGAAAGAGTTTTGACTCGCCCTAAAACGGTTCAATTCTCCTGCAACCTGAGAAGTAGCCATGACGAGCTTCTCGTTTGCTTGTCCTTCAAGAATCTGTGACAATAAAATCACGATTTTATCCAGCTTATCGTCACTACCAATGTTGCTTGTTTCTTGACCTGTTAAGCCGTCACGAGCAGCAAATGCAGTAACTGTTTGTCCGAGTAATTCAAAACCTCGACTTGACTTCATCTTATCGAAAGGAATAACAACCTCTGGCTGATTTCCCTCTCCAAGCTGAGCTATCTGATGCTTTGTGATAATACCACCGTTAGCATATCCATGACCGTTTCCTAGGAATCCTAGGTCTGAGCCATATCTATCCTTAGCATAGTTCAATCCAGCAAGCATGTTGTCGTAACCATTCATAATGTTACTATGTCCTGGCAAAGCGTAAGCCCTAAACGTTCCGGGTTTAACTTGCATAAGACCAGTAGCATTACCATCAGCTAATCCATCATTACCACCTATTGCTCTTTGATTACCACCTGATTCAGTTTGAATCTGTCTAAGAATTTTTTGAATCATAGAAGGGGAGGTAGAAAGACCGAGTTTAGACAAGGCTTTCTTAACATCGTTAGACCAACTCTGAACGTCACCACCAACACCAGTTGATGTATCGTTGATTGGACTAATGAACTTTTGAATCCAGTCGAACATACCCCCGACCTGACTCTTGATTAACTTTTGTAGTGGATTCTTGGATTCTACACCCTTTGCACTATCGCCAGTCTTACCGAAGTCCAAGAATGTTGTTACCCCAGATTTTCTACGTCCAGAATAAGTATGATAATTACCATCCCCACCCCAGTTATATTCTTCACCTGAGAACGTATCCCCTTTAACACCACGAACCATCGCAACGTGGTTTCCAAATTCCGAACCTGCACCATAAACCGCAACCATTCCGGGCTTTGGGTCATTAGTATGACGTACAGGGGCATTTACCCAATCAGAACCGTTACCTAATCCGCTAAACAGACTAGGATTTACACCCATGTTTTTCAATGAGTTAGCAACGTAGGACACACACTCTCGCAAGAAGTATCCCCAAGGGTCAGCAGCGCTGTCTTTACCTGAGTTCTTCCAAGGGTAGTTATCACCTTGACTACCTACATCGCCAGCACTAGCAGACTCGTTTGCCATACCCCAAAGTTCTGTCCACCAATCTTTCGCTTGGTCTTTTGTCTTAGACAAAGAACCATCCATAATGGTGTTAAACACAGAACCTTTATCACCCTCACGCTTTTGGGTGAATTGCTCTGACAATGTTTCCACTGGGTGAGCAACGGCATTAGTGATATAGCTAAACATTTTAGTGAATTTCTCAATTCCTCCAGCCATGTTAGACCAAGTATCACCGGCAAACTTTCCAATCGCAGAACCAGCACCTTTGATTCCACCCCACAACTTACCTAGGAATCCAGTTCCATCAGCAAATGGTGTTGCGCCCATCATCATAGCCGTTTCCTTAGCATTTAGAACCTCAGTTCCGGGTGCTAACCACCGACTAACATTGTTCCCCTCAACAATCTCCATGTTTCCATTTGGATGTACAAGAGTTTCTCTGTTTCCAGTTTCAGGTGAATCATAACCATCATTCAATAATGCAAATGTCGGTTTGGTTATTGGTCTACGTGCATT